AACATCCACAAGAAGACAACCCACATCCGCACCAAGTACTACGACAACACCCTGCCGTGGGGTATGGACGGCACCATGATGCTGCCCACTGCCAACTACCTGTCCTTCATGTCCGACTTCCGCAAGGAACGAGGCGAGTGGGACAGACTGGTGCAGGACTTCATCGACAACTACGACAGCCTCAAACTTGACGCTCAACGGATTCTTGGTAGTCTCTACGACCACTCGGACTACCCACCAGTGCTTGAGTTGCGGCACAAGTTCCACATGGACATGGCTGTGTTCCCGGTGCCGAGCAGTGACTTCCGAGTGAGCATCGGCAGTGAGGAACTGTCCCGCATCCAGCAAGACGTTGAGAGACGTGTGAAGGAGGCAGAGCAGGCCGCGCTGAAGGATGTATGGAACAGACTGTACGAACGTGTCAAGCACATGGCTGAGAAGCTGGCCGATCCCAAGGCGATCTTCCGTGACTCCATGCTGGAGAACACCCGTGAAATCTGTGCCCTGCTGCCGAGGTTGAACTTCAGTGATGACCCCAACTTGGAAGCCATGCGCCAACAGGTTGAGGCATCACTGATCAAGCACCCCGAGGCACTGCGTAACGATCCTGACCTGCGGCGTGACACTGCCGCTGAAGCGAAGGCCATCATGGACAAGATGGGTGCCTTCATGGGAGCACTGTGATGCAGATCACTATCGAGAAGATGCACTGTCCGCAATGCACTGAGCGCACCTCGTTTGAGGTACTGCGGTATCGCCACGGCAAGCTGAACAATCGCACCACACTGCGGTGTGTGGGATGTGGACATGTGTTTGGGATTACCGCATCCAAGGAGTTCATCGAGCTAGAGATGGCCGAGATGGATGCAATCATCGACAGCAACATCACCATCACTGATCCAAGACTGCGGGACGGTGTGTATGGAGTGGTAATTGCCACGATGATGGCACTGAGGGAGAAAAATACATGAACAAGGAGGACATCTTTGACGCTGATGGCACTGCCATACAAGCAGCGTATGACCTGATCCAAGTGATCCTGAAGACCGATCCCGGCGTATACGATGACATCGCTGGGCCTGTTCTGTTGCTGCTACGACAGCGACTGGGTAGTTCATGGCGCAACGTACCCAAGAAACGCAAACCAAGGAGTGTGAAATGACAACTGCAACCATTGACATGAAGAAGCTGACTACCAAGTTGGCTAAGGCGAAGACTGCTCTGATTCTGGAGCATCCCTTCGTGGGCACCATTGCCCTGAGTATGCCCTTCGAGTTCGACGAGAGCATCAAGACCGCTGCCACCAACGGCAAGCGGATCAAGTTCAACCCCGAGTTCGTGGACAGCCTGACCGATGAGGAGGTCAAGTTTCTCGTTGCTCACGAGTGCTTCCATCCCATGCTGGAGCACAACTTCCGACGTGGTGACAGACAGCACAAGAAGTGGAACGTCGCTGCTGACTACGTGATCAACAAGCTGTTGACCGATGAGAGTATCGGTCGGATGCCCAAGGTTGGCCTGCTTGATCCCAACATCTACAACGCTGGACACGGCACCAGTGAGGGCATCTACAACATCTTGCCAGACATGCCTGACGATGGCTCTGGCCCCGGTGATCCGGGCAATGCACTGGACGACTGTGAAGACGGTGACGGTAGCCCTGCCGAGCAACAGCAGCAGCAAGCTGAGTGGAAGGTGAAGGTGGCCCAAGCTGCGCAAGCAGCGAAGATGATGGGCAAGATGTCAGCCAACATGCAACGTCTTGTGGATGAGGTGCTGCAACCCAAGGTGGACTGGCGTGAGGTGATGCAGAAGTTCCTCGTGAAAGCACGGACTGACCAGCGATCCTTCTCCCGGTTCAATCGTCGCTTCATTGCACAAGGACTGTACTTACCCAGTGTCAGCGGTGAGCAGATGGGTGAGGTGTGCTTCGCTGTGGACTGCTCTGGCTCCATCGACCAGAAGACTGTCAACCAGTTCGCTTCCGAGATCAAGCGGGTCAAGGAAGACCTGATGCCAGAGCGTATCCACGTGCTGTACTTCGACAGTGAGGTCAGCCATGTGGAGAGCTACGAGCAGCACGATGACCTCGACATCAAGCCCCACGGCGGTGGAGGTACTGACTTCGCTCCAGTCTTTACCAAGATCATCGAACTCGGGATCAACCCCGTTGCCGTTGTGTTCCTCACTGACCTGTGCTGCAACAGCTTCGGTGATCAGCCCGATGCACCAGTGCTGTGGGTCACGACCGATCCGGGCACTGCACCCTTCGGTGAGATTGTGGAGATGAACTGATGGACACCGTAACCAACGAAGACCAGTACCACAACCGTGTCATGGCTGTGGTCACGAAGATCAACGACACGATGCGTGACGGTGGCGACGAATTCAGTGTCATTGTCAACGCTCTGATCACCATGCTAGCAATGGCTGGCAAGGACTCGACGCTAACCCAGCAGGAGTACTGCCTGCATGTCGCAGTGCAGCTTGACCACATCATGTCAAGCACGTCCGTTCAAACACACCCCATTCAATAAGGAGAACCACATGGCTACAGTACGTTTCAGCAAAGAACTCATCGACCGCATCGGCAAGATTGCTCATGACAAGATGGCACCTGCCATCACCAAGGCCGAGGAAACCAAGCCCGACAACGCATGGGGTCAGCGCATCTACGACACCCTGTTCCTCGAAGTCAAGCCAATCATCTCGCAAGTTCCTGCTGGATGGTTGAAGACTGTGGATCGGATGGACATCGAACAAGTGGGCGATGCCAGATGTAACATGCGGTTTAACTTTTCTCCCGCTGTGCCTTGGCCCAACGAGTTCGTCACTACGAAAATCGCTAAAAAGGATCGCAGCTACAGCGATGGCATCGTCCTCACGGATGAGCATGTATGGAGTGAGTTCTACACAGAGGTTGTGGCGTACAACCAGCGTGTTGCCGCAGCCCGTCAACGACAGGCAGAATTTATCCAGATGGTACACAAAATCTGCAACACCTACAGCACACTGGCTCCGGCACTCAAGGCATGGCCTCCACTGTGGGACTTGATCCCCGAGGATGTGAAGGACAAGCACCGTGAGATCAAGGAGCGTACCAAGAACGAGGTGGTACTGGACGTGGACATCGGCAAACTTACTGCCATGAGTACTGCTGCTAAGTTCGGACTCTGATATGCCCCGTATCGACGATGACAAACGTCGAGAGTGGCTCCGTGCCTTGCGCCGTTTTAAGTACGGTATCAAGGTGCGGGCCAAGCTCGGAGTGCTACAAACTATCTGTGAACAAGTTACAGCAGAACGTAAGGGTAAACAACGATGGGATGCACCTCAATGGGAGCATGACAGATGGGTTACGCTGCTGTACACTTGTATCAAAGACAACCAGTTCCCACCGGAACTACTTACCGGATTCGTGAAGACCGCTGAGATTACGTTCCTCAATCCACGCAAGCAACCTACAGTAGAGGGCACAGTCGAAGCCGTGAACGAGATATGCCGCGAACATAGCAAGGCGCTTCGACAGAAGTTCGGGGTGTTCTTATGAAGTGCCCAGTGTGCAACACATGGGTGCTGGTTAAGGAAACCCGTAGCCGCCCGCACAACATAACGTACCGTAGGTATGAGTGCGCCAACGGGCATCGCTTTGCCACACTAGAACAAGTTGTACGTGTAATTAAACCAAAGAAAAAGAACCCATGAACCTGAGAGCACGAGTACGCAACGCTGTGATAGCCCTCGTGGCTGTGGCATCGCTGGTCTTACTCGTGTTCAACGTCCTTTACATAACCTTCTGGAGACACACATGAGCAAGCCGTTCTACGACGATCCATTCCTCCATGACAGGATGATGCGCGGCGACCCACGAGAGATCATGCACTACCTGCGAGAGATGCAGGAGGGTATGCGCCGGATGCAGGAGCACATCGACAAGATCGAGATGCGAATGGCGCTTCAACCCAACATCGTGAAGTTTGTTGAGACGAACTATCCCGAGATCATTGACCAGTACGAAACCATCCAAGCAACCAAACGAAAGATCGGAGCAATCAAATGAGTAAGATCACCAAGAAGCAGCAAGTCATCAACTGGTTTCTCAAGCATCCACTGGCAACGCCCCGTGTCGTGTCTGAGAAGTTCGGCATGGCACTGCCCGCTGTATACACACTGCGCAAGCAAGCGATGCACGAGTACCAAGAGCGCAACGCTACGGAGATGCTTGGCCCGCAGATCGACGAGCCACAAGTTGTTGTGGAGCAAGCCAAGGACAGGCAAGTGGGGGGCGACCACTACAAGGAGATGGGTGTGCAACCGTGGGACGTCGTGGACACATGGCCCCGTGACCAGCGCATTGGCTACTACCGAGGCGGCGCACTGAAGTATCTGATGCGCATGGGCAGCAAGGACGAGTCACCACTGGAGGTGTCGAAGGGCCAGCATTACATACAGAAACTTCTTGAAGTATTGCAGGAGCAAGACTGATGGCAATGGACATCGTAACCATCGACTTTGAAACCTACTACGACAAGGACTACAGCTTGTCGAAGATGACCACCGAGCAATACGTTCGCAGTTCTTTGTTCGAGGTCATCGGCGTAGGCATCAAGGTCAACGACTACCCCACTGACTGGTACTCGGGGGACAACCCCGGCAAGTTCCTCAAGTCTCTGGACTACAGCAAGCGGGCCATCCTGTGCCACAACACAGCGTTCGATGGGGCCATCCTGTCGTGGCACTTCGGCATCAAGCCAAGGCTGTGGCTGGACACCCTGAGCATGGCCCGCCCACTGCACAACGTCACTGTGGGTGGATCGCTTGCCAAGCTGGCGGCGTACTACGGTCTGGGCAAGAAGGGCGACGAGGTGGTGGCTGCACTGGGTAAGCGCAAGGCTGACTTCACTGAGGCTGACCTCGCTCAGTACGGCGAGTACTGCAAGAACGATGTGAACATGACCAAGCAATTGTTCGACAAGCTCAAGGTCGGCTTCCCATCCAGCGAGTTGTTGGTGATTGATCAGACGCTGAGGATGTACACCGACCCAGTGATCGAACTCGACGTGCCGCTGCTGGAGAAGCATCTTGAGGAAGTGCGCACCCGCAAGCGCACCTTGATCCAAGACCTCGGCCAAGGCATGGGCGGGGCGCAGGCGGTGCAGGACATGCTCATGTCCAACGACAAGTTCGCTGAGTACCTCAAGCGCCTCGGGGTGGAGCCGCCCACCAAGACCAGTCTGAAGACAGGCAAGGAGTCGTGGGCCTTCGCCAAGACGGACAAGGGCATGACTGACATGCTGGAACATCCTGACGAACGTGTGCAGGCAGCGGTGTCCGCCCGCCTCGGGGTCAAGTCCACACTGGAGGAGACACGCACCGAGAACCTGATCGGCGTGGCTGGCCGGGGCAAGCTGCCCATCATGCTCAACTACTACGGTGCCCACACCGGGCGCTTCAGTGGTGGCGATAAACTCAACCTACAGAACCTGCCAAGCCGTGGCAACACGACCATCCGCAGGGCACTCAAGGCACCACCGGGGCAGATGCTGATTTCATGCGACTCATCGCAGATCGAGGCACGTACTGTGGCATGGGTGGCTGGACAAGAGGATTTGTTGATAGCGTTCCGTGACAAGCGGGATGTGTACTCCGAGTTCGCCACTGAGGTCTACGGTCGTGCCATCACCAAGGCTGACAAGGTGGAGCGGTTCGTCGGCAAGACCTGTGTGCTTGGGCTGGGCTACGGCATGGGCGCTGAGAAGTTCCGGCGCACTCTGGAGATCGGCCAAGGCGGCATCAACGTGGTGATCGACATCAACGAGGCAGAGCGGATCGTTCGGCTGTATCGACAGAAGAACTGGAAGATCGTGCAGTTCTGGCAGAAGTGCGGCAACGCACTCAAGGACATGTTGTACGGTGGTGAGAACGCACTGCATCCGCAAGTTCGCTACGACAAGCGCGGCATCCGTATGCCCAACGGGTTCTACGTCCAGTACCCTGCGCTGCGTGAGACGGCCAACGGGTTCATGTACATCTCCGATGCCCGCACCTACCAGAAGGCGCTCAAGGAACGTGTGCTCACTGGCACACCCCCGGACGACATCGCATGGACACGCATCTACGGCGGCAAGGTGACGGAGAACATCGTGCAAGCTATTGCTGCATTGGTGATCCGCGAGCAGATGGCCGCTGCTGGGTTGCACTTCAAGGTGGCCTTCCAAGTTCACGACGAGATCATCGTCGCTGTGCCCGAGGACAACGCATTGGCTGACCAAGCCAAACTCGAAGCCCTCATGTCCATCGCTCCCAAGTGGGCACCCGATCTACCAGTCGCTTGTGAATCAGGCATGGCTGCAAACTATGGAGATACTTAAATGAACATCGCTGAGATCAAGCGCGAACCGCGCAACAAGGACACCCTCGACCTGCTGAAGCACATCGTGCAACAAGTTGAGGAGAGTGATGATGCCACTGAGGTGCTGGCCTTCGTGAAGATCGGCAAGGACTACCACCGATTCTCAACGGGGATTGCCGACATGATGAAGCTGATCGCTGTGCTGGAGGTGGCAAAGCACGACTGCATCTCCCGCATGACTACCGCTTGACAGGCGTTCTCCGTGGTGTACACTGGTGGTTCCAACATTACATCTCCCTCACAGGTAGTCCCTGTGGGGCACACTGCCATGCGCCTAAGCCACTCATACTCGTCGATCAAGCTGTTCGAGAACTGCCCGTTGCGGTATTACCGCCAACGGATCAAGAAGGAAGTCGTTGACGAGGGCGGCGAAGCGTCCAAGCACGGGGAACGTATTCATGCGTTCCTTGAAAACCGACTAAAAGGGTCGGGATTGGACTCAGAGGTGGCGCAGTACGAACCCCTGTGTGCATCGGTGGAGCGGCTGGCAAAGCAGGGCACCCTGCACATCGAGCACGAACTGGTGCTCACCGAGAACCTTACACCAACAGGTTGGTGGGATGCTGACGCATGGCTGCGCAGCAAACTTGACGTACTCGTAATCGTAGGCAACGACGCTGTGGTCATGGACTGGAAGACAGGCAAGCGCAACGCTGACCAGTTCCAGATGCAGATGTTTGCAGCGCAGGTGTTCAAGCACTTCCCGGATGTGCAGCGGGTGAAGACCTCACTCGTGTGGCTCAAGACAATGGAGATGGACACCGAGCAGTACACCCGTGTGAATATGAACGCGATCTGGGCTGAGATTATGAAGCGCATCCAGCGCATTCACGATGCCTACGAACACGGCAACTGGCCTGCCCGCCCCTCTGGGCTGTGCCGATTCTGCCCGTGCCGTCACGACTGTGACTATGCTAGGGTTTAACCTTACAAAATAAAACTTGACAGTCGTGTAAAGGGGTATAGAATGAGTGCATTGACACCAGAAGGCAAGGTTAAACGTAAGGTCGTTGAGGTACTGAAG